CATCAAACAAAACCTCTGACTTGAAATTCACAAAGCCCGTGAAGATAGCACCAGAAAGTTCAGCGTATCCGTCGAGGATTGCTGTCGTCAGATAGCCCTGCGACGTTACCCAAGACTCCGTAGCGTATCCTTGCGAAGTGACCCAAGACTCCGTAGCAAATGAAGCGGGGTTTCCTTCAAGCGGGTAGAACCCAGCGGTCACCCACGACTCCGTGGCGAAACCTGAGAGCAGCGAGGTCGTGAAGGCGGTCGTCTGGACGGTGCTGTCCGGGAACGTGATGCCCGTCGACGGCTGGATGCTGAAAGCTCCGTAGCCCGTATGGTTGATCGACAGGGAAGTCGGTGCGAGCTGTGCGGCGTTAGCCCCAGAACCCTGTACGGTAACCCCTGCGAAGGTCGGGGTGTTGAGCGTGCCGAGGTTCAGATTATCCCGCGCCAAGGCGAGGTCGGTCAGTCCAGATAGGTTGCCGGCCTTGGTCAGGTACGGCGTCAGCGCGGACGCCGTGATGAAGCCCTGCGAGTTGACGTAAGACTCCGTGGCGTAGCCGACCAATGCGGCGGACGTGATGAAACCTGCCGGGTTGGTCGTCGAATACTTACCGTCCAAAGCCGCCTGGAGGTCGACCTGTGCCGAAAGGGTGCCAGTAATGCCACCCCAGACAGCGTATTCGTCCTGCGGGGTGATCCACTCGGTGTTGTAATTGACCCCGTCCACTTTTGCCAGCACCTGACCAGTCGTGCCGCCAGCAGGGACGCCCACCCCGGGGACGCCCTGAATACCCTGCGGACCTTGGGGGCCGGTCGGGCCGGCGGGGCCAGCGAACAGGACTTCAAAGGCGGCTTGGTCGTTGATGCTGATCGTGAAGGCCATCAGGTGGAAACTTTGTTAGGGGTTACGTTGGGGATAATCTCCAGGCGGACGGTGGCCGAATAGAAGATTTCCGTCGTATTTTGGAAGAACTGGATATCCCAGTAGGCCGTGCCGGGGTGCCATTCTTGGGTCTGGTTGGACGAGACGGTGAAGGTCGTCGGGCTGGTAATGGCCACGTCGAGGTAGTGGAGCTTGTTGCGGGAGTCGCGCAGCGCGGTGACGATGGTCACCCCGGTCAGGTTAGCAGGCCAGCCTGCTTCGGTGGCATAGGTTCCGGCACCGTTGAAGGTTACCCCCTGCTTGAACTGATGATTGGTGCAAGACATGGTTTGCCGTTTGGGTTTAGCCGTATGTCAACAGACCCTAGGGGGGGGGTTAAGTTACCGCCGTCATGCCTTCGATTGTCGTAAAGCCTGGGTAAAGGTTGATGGTCAAGGGGGGAGTGAACTCGACATACTGGCCCGTTACCGTGTTGGCATCGGCCATCAGGTAAACAGAGTCAGTCGGGCTTTGGAGAAGCGCGCCGAGGTACTGCTCGAAGTCCTGATTGTCTAGGCCACCCCAGCTCATCGTTCCCAGCCATCCTGAAGGCGGGCCTCCGCCTTGGTCCCACTTGAGTAGGCAAGTTACGTAGTTAAATCCTACTGGGTCTGTCCTGAATAGGCTACCAGACTCGTCGAGGAAGAAGGTCGGAGGCCAATCCACGCCGTCGCCGTCGTTGACGTATGTCCTGCTATGGATGCTTTTGCCGTTAAAATAGTTAGGCGGAGGTTCGTTGTCCGACCACCGGGAATTGTAGAACGGAATACGCATGGCTCCCCATGTGCAGAACGTCTCGTTGTCTCCCATGATGTAGCCCATCAGACCCTAGCCCAGTAGTAACGGGCGGTGGAAGCCCCAGTCTTGATGCGGTCAACCCAGAGCGAGCCGCTGACCATCTGGTCGATGATGAAGTTCTCCGGGTCGCCGACATTCCGCGCAACAGCCATGAGAAGATAGCAGTACTCGTCTGTGTCCACCGGGAGGTCTTCAATTTCTTCCGGCGTATTCGCAGGGTACTGAACGAGGACAGGATAGTATTCGTCCGTGTCGTCGGTGACCGGGAACACCGGGTTGCTTGAAGCGTATGCTTCCGTTCCCAATCGAATGTAAATGTTCACCGTTCCTAGCAAGGGCAGGAAGTCGATGGTAGTCGGCAGTTTCTGCTGGGTCGGGCCTTCCCTGTTCCAAGGGATAAGATTGTTGACCATGCCTCCACATACGTTGGCACGATAAAGCCAAGTCGTCGGGTCAGTCGGGTCTGGCTTCAAGATGCGAGGATATGTGTAGAACGGATGGATGCACACTTCGCCGTCGTCCTGCGCGGCACAACTTCCGGGGATAAGTCCGATGTAGTTGATCGAAGTCCAGTCGGCTGGGCCGACGAACTCCTGATACCAGTCATCGTTCGCAGCCGTGATCGTCTCCAGGCTAGTCAGGGTGTCGGCATTGACGATGTAAGACCAGCGCGGGTCGGAGTCCCTGTTCAGGTTGTAGGGGTCGTTCGCTTCGTTCAGGTCGTCCTGATTGCACAGGGTCGTGCCGATGAAGAGGCACGGAATCTGGAGGTCGATAGGGCCAAGGATGTGCTGGTCGATGGTAAGCACCAGAGATTCGCTGCCGACTTGAGTCGCTGCCGTGACGATGCCGATGAGCTTGACCGAGTAGCCCCACTTGACCGGGTTGAACCAAGTCGTGTGGCAGTTGCCCCAGTCGCCTTCGGCACCAGTAGCGGAAGCCGAATAGCCATCCATCTTCACCATGTTGGTCTTGTTGACGTATTCGGACGGCCCGGTCTCGGAGAAGATGGCCGACTCGATGGGGTCTCCGGCCTTGAAGATGGAAACCCAAGGGGCTAGGGCGTTGAGCAGTACGGATTCGGTGTCATCGTTCTCGTCCGTGATATCGAACTTGCTGATCGTGACGTAGTAGGTGCCAGCCGAGGTAATGTTGTAGTAACCGTTGTTCTCCATCCAAATGGTGGACGAGTCCGTTCCCTGCGTCGACGTGACGCCTGCACCGAAGGCGGCGGTCTTGCTGATCCACCCCTGACGCTGGTCGCTATGGCCACCGCGCTTCACACGGGGCATATTGCTCTGGGTGAAAGTAGCCGTCCCTTTGGCGAGCTTCAGTTTGTTGACGAACACGCCAGGCGTGACCTCGATGCTGACGACCTCCAACTGAAACTGCTGATACAGGTTGGCCGGCTGACCGCTTCCGTCCTGCTGGTAGACCTGATTCGGGATTCCGTAGGCAATGCCTCCGCCAGTCGACATGAACTGGACGTCGTTTGAAAACATCGAGCGGGACTTGTCCGCCGAGCTGGCCAGTTTGTTAAGCGCGGAGGCCGAGATGGGCTGTCCTGCGGCGAAAGACCCGTCGAGCAAACCGCTGTTGAATCCAGTTAGAGACCTCATGCTCCCATCGTAGGGTAAACATCTGGATCCCAGCCGGAGATACCAGACAAGGTGAAGTCCATCGTAATCTTATAGATGCCGCCGAATTGCTCTACGGAGCAGGAAGTAATCAGGAAGGTTCGGTTGATTTTTGAATCGAACAAAGCCGTATACAGGAAGTTTCCAGAGTAACCTCCATCAACGGCAAGTTTTCGATACGCCTCTGGCATACCCATGTTGGTGCCATCCGTGCAATACCCAACATATGAAGCCAGATCGAGGGCAGCCGTCTCGTCGGCCTGATACCACAGTCCGCGCAGGGTGATGGATGGTTTGTAGTAGTTCTTGATGCCGGCCTTGATGTTGATGTTTCCGGCGGCGTACTCTGCGGGGTCTTGATTGGGCAGGAAGCCGACGAACTGCTGACCTTGCAAGGCACCGCCGCTGACCACCTTGGGCGTCCAAAGTGCGCGATTAGGGTTGGTGGCGATTTCCTTGTCCCAGCCAGACGCAGGCGGGAATCCGGCCAGCACGTTGCCAGGCGAGATGGAGATACAATTCCTTACGAGGAAGTTCGGGTGATGCTCGATAGGCTCGGAAGCCGTCGCCCCAGTCATCACCATCTGCATATTGCTGTATTGGCCGCTGTTGGCACCGGGGTCGATGCCGCAGAAGTCGGCGGTCACCGTCAACACATTGCCCTTATCGTAGACCATGTTCGCCTTCCAGATTTTCATCTGCTGGAAGTTGCTCGGCGCGCTGGACACTAGGCTTCCGAGCGTGGTTCCCTTGGCGAAGACGCTCGTGAAACTGTTCATCTCACTATTGTCCCACTTGAACTTAATCTGGGCCTGGAGCAGGCCGAAGCCGTCGGCCTCGACCTGCCAGCCCGGTTGGGCTACCGGGGGGATTAGGCTATCGCCGTAAGGGATGAGGGAGGTGGAGGACATTATCGTGAAAGTTCGTCAGGTGTGCGGGGAGCCGGAGCGGCTCCAGGCGTCGTGTTGCGAGCGGTCTCTTCGGTCGCCGTGGCGATCCGTTCAAGGGGGGTGAAGGCCACGGCTCCGAAGATGTCGCCGCCACCCATCTGCTGCATCTGGGACGCCGCGCCGGCTTCGGACATACCAAAGGGGGTCAGGATTTTGCCGTTTCCCTTGAGCTGCTTTTCCAGTTCCTTTCTGGCTTCATCACGCTCATCTTCATCGTAATAACGCTCAAGGACGAAATCGACGATTTCCTTGTTGGTCATGTGCTTGGGAGCGTTTTCAATGACGCGCTTGGCTTTGTCTTCTTTGGACTCAAAAGGATTGAAGAAACCTTTGGACAAAAGGTTCTTAACATCAGATTGAAGTTTTTCGATTTCTTCTACAACAGAACCGAAAAGATTAATGAGAATATTTTTACCAGTCTGATACCAGTTGCTCAAATCTTGACCAAATCTTCCTAATGCACCTGCTGCTTCATCTCGGACCTTCATGTAAGGTTTCGCAGCCTCTTCTACCGCCTTTGAGCCGGACTTGATGATCGGAAGAAGTTCCTTGAACGAGTCGCCGAACATCTTCGTGCCGTAGTAAAGCAGCGTGGCTTCGTCCGTTCCGGCGGCGTATGCATCGGCCAATGCCATCATCGCCTTCTGATGGTTGAAGGTACCGTTGGCCACCTCGTCCATGCCTACGCCCATCTTGGCGAGGATGTTGGTCAGCTCGCCGCCCTTGATACGGACTTCACCCATTCGGCGCGTAAACTCGGTGAACGATCCAGCGAGGGACTGAACGCTTACCCCGAAGGCCGAGGCGAATCCTTCCATGTTGCTCAGTTGCTGAATAGAAAGACCAGTCTGAATCGATAGGCGACGAAGATTCTGGGCGTAGTCTGCCAAGTCCTTGATTTTTCCAATGACCGCGCTGATTGCTGCTCCGAAGGCGTCGACGAAAGCACCGATTACTCCACCGATAGGGCCACCGAGAAGGCTGCCGACGCCTTGAGACGTCCCCAGTTGATTAGCAGCGGCCTGAAACGGATTCTTACCCGCCTGGACGGCACCAGAAAGTCCGCCCAGCGTCTTGCCGGCGTTGGCAAGACCCTTCTCCAGCTCGGTCTGGTCTAGTCCAATTGTTACTGATAGGTCGGCCATTGGTGTCAGGGTAGGTTGTTCGCCTTTTTGTAGGCTTCAATACGGGCGTCGAAATTCTCTAAATCTTTCTCCTGCTCCGTGGAAATGATATCAATCTTGGCCCCGTTGTAGATTGCACTGGCGACGGACATCCAGACGGCCTCGCCCTCCGGCATAGTCCAAGCCTCCTCCAGGCTGACGCCGTTGCGGCACAGGTTGGACACGCAGGACAGGGGGAAAGGAATGTCCTCGTACTTCTTGCCGTTACCCTTGTCTTCCTTTTTCCAGAACTTGGGGTAGGACAGCGAGACCTTGATGCAGCCAAGGATCGTACCCACGCAGCGCGAGTAGTACTTCTTGCTCATGGCCATCCGAGCGATGTAGAGTTTCTCGATAAAGGACAAGGGACGGGCCATCTCCTCTTTGTCGTAGGTCGACAGAATCCGCGCCGCCATGACGACCTGCACGGGGTCGAACTTGTACTTCTCCGGGTCGAGGAACGGAGACTCGATGGCCTCCAGAGCGACCCGGTGGCGAAGGCAGAAAGGACGAAGCGTCCTGCCGCACACCTTATCTTGGCGGGGCAGGACGGTCGTAGCCTGTAGGTATCGAGCATCCATCTTGGATGCCGCCCTATTAGGCGATCTGCTGGTACTTGACGCCCTTGATGGTGACCTTGCGGAAGTCCTTGTTCGTACCCTTGTCCTCAAGGGACTTCAGAATCCATTGGATGCCGAGGTAGGTGAACTGGGTGCCGATTTCCGGGGTCTCGCCGGTCTTCAGGACGCCGTCGAGGGTGATTTCCTGAAAGAGGTCGTCCAGGCGGTCGGTGATGACACGGCCTTCTTCGTCCATGACTTCGACGTCGATCTTGAAGCTCTGGGACAGGGAGTCGGACTGGAGGGTCGCATAGGTGACCGTACCGTAAAGTCCGTAAAAGTGAGCTACACCGTAATCAATCGAAGACATGGTCGTATGGGTTTAGCCAAGTGTCAAGGGGACGGGGGCATGACGCCCCAGACGGTGTATTCCAGCACGTTGCCGTAGCGTCGCTGGCTCATTCCTTCCTCGTCATTCTCAATCCAAAGGTCGTACAACTGGCCGTCCGTGGAGGGGTTCCAGAGAGCTTGCAGGGCCGGCACGTCGCGCATGGCCCCGATGACCTCCACGACCCTAGCCCGGTGGACTTCCAGCGTCTCGTCGTCGGCGGACGAGTAGATGTAGAGTTTCAGGGTCGCCTTATAGTTACCGAGGGTCTGGGAGCCGAGGTCGTCGATGTTGCTGCTGGACTCGGCGTGGGCGATGATGATCGGGATGACCCGGATGTCGTCGGTCACGCCCTTATGCACGGCGACGCCTGGGAACAGCGGGGCGAGGTAGCCGGCCACCCTCGTTTCGAGGACGGTGCGGAAACTGAAGAAGGTAGGAGTGGGCATCAGGGTGTGTTGGTAAGGGTGAAGCCGCCTTGCAGACGGTTGATGACTTCAAGGAGTTTACCGTGATTGCGCGGGGCTTGCAAATGCTTCAACATGACCACACGCATTGCGAAGGCCCGGTGGTTCATGGCTTTTCGCATGAAGTGGTAGCCTTGGCTGTAGTTACGGCCTACGGTCGAGCCGAGTTTGATCACGGGGTCTGGGCCACCGAGCCTCGGTTGGTAAATCGACGTGCTTGAACCCTGCCGGCTAATCCAGGCGGAGGTGGGCATTGGGCGTAGTTTCAGTCCAGCGTAGTACCAGCCAGACTTGAGTTTGCCGACACGCTGCTGCACCCGCTTGATGTAGGCATCGACTGGCTTCCAGTTGTCGACGTAGACTTTTTCGGAAGTCTCGGTGACCTTGTAGGACTTCTTACCGCGCCGGCGTTCATGCTCGGTCTTGATGCGACCTTCGGTTGTTCCCATGAAGAATCGTGTCTTCGGGGTGCTTTGCCTAGACTCGATTTGTTTGAAATAATCAAACTCACCTTGCCCGATTATACGACCACCTGCGACCATCTTAAAAACGTAGTCTGGGTAATGGGGAGGTGGCAATTTGGCTTTGGCACCAATCCATGCGGAAAATACTCCAAGGTTTCCGGCTGCGGCCACCCCTGCTGCGGGAGCCTGATCTAGTGGGGCGAAAATCTTGCGGACGTCACGGCTGACGGCGTTCTGACCCTTCTTCTTGGCCTTATTCCCGAACCCCCCCTCACCGCCCTTGGTAATCGCAGGCTCCGCGCCAGAAAACGGCGGCGTGAAGTCGCACATATCCTTGGCGAATAGGCCAGCTTGATTCTTCACAATCTCGGCGATGCTCTTACGCATGACCATTGCATACAGGGCGAGGTGCTTGGCGAACTGCGTGTAGTCCACCTTGACGCCCTTGGCGACTGTGACCACTTGGGCCATTACTGAACCTTGGTCTGGACTTTGACGATGACCCAGGCGGAGGGGGTGCGGTCCGTCACGGTCATAATGCGGAACTCCTGACCCCCATAGGCCACCACATTCCCGAAGGCGATCAGACCCGGGTGGGCGGCGGCGTCCGTCCGCAGGAACTTCATGTCGAACGAGGTCTGGTTCATAAAGCCCCCCGTTTCCAAGTCCTGCATGATGGCCGGCTGCGACATCAGCGCGTTTAAGGCTACTGGCGTCCCGCCTGGGACGTTTTTAACGGTCACAGCCTTGGGGATCTCGGAAAGGATTTCCGAGGCGTCTACAGCCCATTCGTCCGTGATTCCCGACATGGGTTTAGCCCATTGTCAAAATAAGAAACCCTCCCCCCGTGGCGCGGGGAGAGGGCTTCGCATTGTCGCTTTGGGGGATTTTAAACTCCCCCGAAAGGTTACGAGCTGAACTTGATGCGCTGGAGGGCGTTGGGGTTACCAACAGCCGAACCGACGAGCCAGAGGGCAGACATATTGTGCTGACCGGCCTGCCAGTTGTACCAGTAGCGGAGAGCGAAGGAGAACTTGCTGTCCGGGTCTTGGACGACCATCTGTTCGCCACCGCCCGTGGTCGGGGTAGCAGGAACACGGGTCACGATGACGAGACCTTCCTTGCAGGAGGCCACGCCGTTGAGACCTTCGGTGAAGGCGGTGCCGGAGGTCGGGAAACCGTTGTACTCGGAGACGCTGAAACCGTGGAGGTTCTTGCTGATCGAGTTGTTCTGGATGACGTCGCTGTTACCGTAGGAGAACGTCTGGGCGACAGAGGCATCCTGAACGAGCTGGCCCATAGCGTCAGGGGACAGGAGCAACTTACGACCGATGTGGGGCAGGTTAGCCTTGGTCAGGTTCTTGGCGGCGTTGGCCACGGCGATGCGGTTGAAGCCGGAGGTGGCACCCGAGTAGGCTTCGCTGGCGAAGTTAGCGGCGGTCACCTTGGAGAGGACTTCGTCGAAGAGGGACTTCTGGACGGCGTTGGCGATCGGGGCGAAGAAGAGGCGACGGAGGCGTTCCAGGCTGAGAGTGGACGCTTCGTAGTCGGTGAAGGCGACATCGACATACTTCAGGTCGGCGATGGTCACGGGGACGTCGGTCGAGGTGGCAGAAGCAGGGACGAATCCGTTAGCCGGGTTGAAGGTCGTGGCCGTGAAGGCGTCGGCGTAACGGGTGTGAACCGTGGTGCCGCGCTCGGCGACGTAGTTGCCGAAGTCGGTGACGGCGATTTCCGTCAGGGGAACGAGTTCGGGGACGAGGGTGCGGAGGGACTCTTCAGCGACGAGCTGGAGGGTCAAGCCACCAATGCTGTTAGACATAGTAGGGAGTTAGTTTGGGTTGGGAGAAATTAGGAAGCGATACCAGTAACCTTTTGGTACTGGCTCTGCGAGACTTCGGTGCGATAGCGGTGACTGAAGCCAATCTCATAAGCGAGAGGGCCACCGACAGGATCGTCCGTAATCTTAACGGACAAAGTGAAATTGGTCACTCCGTTGTTTGCGGCGGCGTCAGCCATGATCTGCGACCAGGCCGCAGTCACAAGGCTGTTGAGTTCAGCGTTAAGAGAGTCGGGAAGAGCCATTTTCGAAAATTAGCGAAGGCCGGCGGCGCGGAGGATGGCCGGACGGTTCTTGCTGTAGAAGTCAGAGGCGGCTTTGCCGTCCTTCTGCTTGAGAGCCACCCACTCGGCGGAGATATCCTCGTCGCTCTTGGAGGTAGCGGCGACTTCGGCGGGGGTGACTTCAAGGGGGGTGACGCCGACGGAGGCGGCGATGGCAGCGGCTCGCTTGCCGGCGGTTTCCTGCGAGGCGTGGATTTCCTTCGCCTGGGCTTCGGCCTTGGAGCGAAGTTCATCGGCGGCGGCGAGCTTGGCCGAAAGGTCATCGACCTTGGCGGCGAACTCGGCGAGCGAAGCGTCCTTGGCGGACATCGCAGCGGTCATTTCATCGACCTTGGCGGACAGGGAGGCAACTTCGCTGGCCTTGGCTTCGACCTCGGCGGTCTTGCCGGTGAAGGCTTCCTTCAGCGAGTTAAGGCGTTCTTCGAGCGTCATCTTGGTTTTAGCCAAGTGTCAAGCCTTGGGCTTACAGTCGGTGTCGATGGGGGGGCATCCATCGTCAGGAATCTCGGCTTCGTCCTCGTCTTCATCTTCATCCGAGTCCGTGCCGTCGGGCTTCTTCTTTTTCTTCTTTTTCTTCTTCTTGTCGTCGGAGATCGGGGGGACGCCGTCCTTGTCGTCACCCTGCTCGGGCGAGACGTCAGCGGCCTGGGCGTAGCCAGCGGGGCCGGTCGACGGCACCTGCTTCTCGGCGCGTTCGTAAATGGCGTACTCCTCGGGGTCGATGGCCATGAGGAGGTCGTCAAAGGTGTTCATCAGGCCGGAGACCAGGCTCTTCTCCGCGCCCTTCTTGCCTGACCAGCATTGACCCTGCATATCGGCTTCGTCGGCGTAGGTTCGGACGGACTTGATGTCCATGATGAACCACTTGTGCATCTCGTCGACGTCGTCTTGGAAAAGTTTACGCTGCTCGGGAGTCATCGACGTACCCGTGTAGCCAGCACCCTTGGCCCAGCCGGCCTTGATGAGGTCGACCGTGATGCCTTCTTCGGCGTAAGCCGCCTTCATGTCGTAGATCGGGATGTAGACCCCGATGGAGCCGACGACGGAGGACGGGGACACGAAGACCTCGTCGCATTGGCTCATCAGCCACATACCGGCGGAGCAGGACTGCTTGCAGGTCCAGCCGATGGTCCGCTTCTTGCAGGCGCGGATACGAGCAGCCATCTCTGGGACGCCGGTGACGGTGCCACCAGGCGTATCGAAGTCGAGGATGATGGTTTCGACGCCCGGGTCACGCTCGGCGTCTTCCAGCATCTCTTGGATGTCCTCGATATCCGTAGCACCCATCATCTTTTCCAGTTCGGTGAGACCAGACCCAATCACGCCCTTAACGGGGATGATGGCCAAGTCTCCGCTCTTCACCATCATAGGCTTCGGGCCGAAGAGCATCTCCATCATGTCCTCAAGGTCGTCTCCGGCCTTCAGGTCGGCGGGGGACAGGCTGGCCACCTTCTCAAGGTATGCCTTGGCCTTCGCCGGCTCGATGAGCATCGGCGAGAAGGTCTTGAAAGCGTTAGAAAGGGAATACATAAATTATTTGTTGAAGGTTTTTTCGTCGTCCGGGTCGACGTCATCTTCGTCTTCCACGATCTTCGCACCGTCGTCCATCTTGACGTCATCGTCGGCGACGGCGGCGTTGATATCCGAAGGGGCGACGTTCTGCGGCTTGTAGAGCATCGAAAGAGGCACGTCGAACTCCTTGGAGAGGTCCATCAGGTAACGCTTTTCGGCGGCGTTCTCGCGCATCTTCTCCTTCGGGTCCAGACCCTCTTCAAGGTAGTTGTCCGTAAGGCTCTTGAGGCCGGACTCGATATCCATGCGGTTCTGCTGCGCGTCACGACCGGCGTCGACGGTGACACGGCGGGGAGTCGTCCAAGTGACGTTCGTCCAGTACTCGGTCGAGCGGAGGAAACCGTCCTTGATGGCACAGCCGATGACGTAGCCCCAGACGGGGGTGAGGAAACGCTGGATCATCACCTGCTGACGATGCGAGAATTTGCGGTCGGCCTTGGCCACCACGAAACGCATGACCGCGCCGCCGGCCTTGGTCGGGTTCGCGCTGAATTCGTAGGGGAGCATCCCTGCGAGGGAGTCACGCTCAAGGTGTTCGATAAATCCGTCGAATGTCTTGTTCGGGCGGTTCGACTCAAAGGACTCCAGGCGTTCGCCGGGGGCGAGGGCCAGCACCTTTCCGCCGAGGAAGGTCGAAGCCTCGCTCGGGTCGGTCATGCCGTCGCCGTAGTCCTGCGGCTTCATGCCGAAGGCTTCAAAGTCGGACTGGGTGCCGTCGAAGTTCGGATTCTCACGGGTGATCGTGCGAGTGATGTCCGACGCCGTCTTCACGGCGAGTTTTTCGAGGGACAGGATTTCCAGCATATCGACCAGATTGTTGATCGAGTGCTGGAGGGGGCTGTAGGCTCGCGCACCCGAGGCCAGCTCGGGTTCGTAGAGGTGCATCACGGCGTTGGCCGGCACCAGGCGGCTGGAGCCGTCGGAACGGATGACGTTGTAGAAGATGGGCTGACCGTAGGGGCCAAACTGAATGCCGTCCACCATGCCCGGAGGCACTTCGTTATTCGATGAGTTACCGACACGGTGGCTCTCGATGACCTGAAGGCGGGGTTCGCCTCCCGGGCCACGGGTCTTGATGATGAAGCACTCGCCGTCACGATCCATCAGGCGGCAGCAGATGTGCTGGAGTTCAAAGAACGAGAAACGGCCCGTGATATCACAGGCACGGGAAGCCCATTGCTTGAAGTAAATTTCGGCGGCGTCGTCCCACATCTCGTCGCCAGACTGGGACTGGGGCTTGATGCCAGCCCCGACCGTGTAGAGGGCCATGTCCGACAGCACCTGACGAATCAGGCCGGCGTTCAGTTCCAACCAGCGCATCTTGCGCGTGGTCTCCATGCGGTCGAAGACCGTCATGGTCTTCTTGAAGTCCTGCGGCCAAGACGACCAAATCCATGAACGCTTGTTGCTGAACTTCGCCGACTCGAAATTGGAGAAGATGCCCGGGCCGGAGCCGCCTCCCGACGCCTGCTTCTGCGGCACCGTCACATCGGCTCGCTTGGGCGTCTTGGGTTTCTTGGCCTGCGGGATGGCAGGCTTGCTCGGCTTTTTGGGTCGCATCAGAGTCCTCGGAAATTATTGAGCATATTGATGACCCGGACACGGTCGATAGAGCCGTAGGTCTGGGGGTCTTTGACCATCAGCGCGTAACGGCATTCCACCAAGACGGTGGAGATATCCATCGGGAACTCCTTCACGACATTGGTGCCGGAATCGGAGTATTCCATCATGGTCTTACCCTGCTTCAGGAGTTCCTTCGCCTTGGCGACGATCTCAAGGATGTCGCAAATGTCGAAAATAAGGAAGATACCTTGGGGTCGTGCCATTTGCGTTTAGCCCCGTGTAAAAGGGCCGGCTGACCCCACCCCATGAACGATCCACAAGAGCCACCCGTGGTATGTATGTCGAGCCAGCCGGCTTGGGATGTAAGATGCCATCGGGGGGCTTGGCGTCAAGCGGTTTCTTCCTCGGTCTGCTTTTCGTCGGGCTTTCGGTCCTCGGGCTTGCCGTGGCGGTTCTTGCCGCGCCCGATGAGCTTGGCCATCAGGGCGGGGACCATGCCGATGACCTCGACGTCCCAAAGGTGGTTCGCTCGTTCTCCGATGGGAAGCCAGATGGCCTGCCCGTTGGCTTGCCTGGTGCGGTGTTCCGACTGCATCTGCTTGCGGTACTCGTCACCGGCGTCTTCGGGGTAGGTGTGATGGCCGGCGCGGCGGAGGCGGGAGATGGAGTCTTTGAAGTAAAGATTGGAGAACAGGTACAACTTGCAGGACGTCTGGCCGACTTGGATCACCTTGGCTCGGGCGTAGGGGCGATAAGCCACCTTGATGCCGTAGGGCGTCTGGATACGCCAAGGGAACTCGTTCTGGCCGGAACCCTTGGTGGCGTTCCAGGCGTACTTCGCGCACATACGGTAGACGGTGTCGGTGTTCGGTCCGTCACCCGAGTCCACGAAGACGAAGAAGTCGGAGACCTCAAGACGCTTCTGGGCTTCACGAAGTTCCTCCTCCGTGTCGCAGTAGCCCCATTGCACCATGCGTGACTTTCCGTCCAAGGCCCACGCCCGGACGATCCAGTAGAAGCCCTTACGCTGCACGTCGACGCCCATGAAACGGAGGCGAGCGAACTGCTTGGACTTCTTGTACTCGTCCTTGAAGGGCGGTTCAGCGAGCTTGCTATCGACCATGAACGCCTCGTCGTCCCATTGGTCGAGCATCTTGTAGCCCTGCGGCATGACTTCGCCTCCGCCGTCATCGGGATCGTCAGACCAACTGAGGGCGAGACGCTTCTGCTTGAATTCACGACGGGCCACATCGTCGCCGTGTTCCTCGAAAGCCTGCTTCGCACGGATGGCCATCTCCGCCAGTTTGCCCCAGTCCAAGCCCCATTGGGCACAGAGGGAGTTCCAATGGAATCCGACGACGCCCTTGGGAGCGTTCTGGTTCATCGGGATGTACTCGCCGGTCAAATTCAGCTCGGCACGGACTTCAAACGAGTCACGGTAGCGGTGCTTGCACGACTTGCACTCGTAGGTGCAGCCGGCCTTGACCTTGTCCAAGTTCCAGCCGTTCGGCTCCTTGGCGTCCTCAGGGTAGATCAACTGCTCCCACTCGAAAGCCTGGCGCGTACCGCATTGCGTACACTTGAACGTCCATTCCCTGCGGTCGGACTGATTCCACAGGTCGGTGATATCGTCGCCCTCGACACCGCCCTGCGAGACGAGCAGCGACTTGCCCTGCCAGATGAACGCCGTGCGACGCGCCAAGGCTTCGTTCAGGTGACCCTTTGGCCAGAGCCAGACTTCGTCACCTCCGAGGAAGCGGATGGAACGACGCTGGAGGTTCTTCTTGTTATTCGCACCCAACACCCAGACGGTGTTGCGCTCGAAACGGGTCTTCTTCCATTGGTTGCGTTCGGAGTCCTCCATCTTCGCCAGCGTCGCCGGCGTGGCTTCCCACATCGGACGAAGGCGGTCCTTCTGCCAGTCCTGTGCGTTGTCGTCGACGTCCTGCAAGAGCAGCGTCGGCCCAGGCGAACGGGCAGGGATGAAGGTGGACCACAGTTCCAGCAAGGACGACTTGCCCATCTGGACGGCACCCAATACGACGACCGTGGTAATCTCGGGGTCGGTGAGGGCACGGAGAATTGGAGCGAGGAACGGCGTGGACTCCACTCGGAACGGCCCGGGCTGCGGCGAGCCGGGGACTTCGCGCACGTTGGCTTCCAGCCATGCGACGATATCGCCTTCGGGGTCGGGCGTCATCATCGCACGGATGTGAGCCTCGAAAGTATCGACTGTCTTCGGGTCGATGATCATTCGACTTCGTCGACGGAATCCTCGTCTTCAACCTCGATGGGTTCTTCAGGGTCGACTTCCTTCACGACGGCCTGCTCCGCATAGCCGGCGGCGGCGGACAGACGCTCCAGCATCTTCTTAACCTCGTCGTCAATGGCCTTCATCGCCCGTCCCGGATTGTCAGGGTTGACCCTCGACGCCAGTTTCGTGCCGAGCTGCGTGACCTCTTCACGGACTTGCGCGAACACCCGTCCGAACCTTTCGATTGCGGTCTGGGTGCGGATGTACTCCCGGCTGGCGATCTGCCTCGCCTGGAGTTCCTTCTCCAGCGTCACCAAGGTCTTCACCAGTTTGTCGTAGGTCGCATACGACTTGCTTGCGTCGGGCGAGTTACTGCCGAGGTCGTCAAGGTACTGCTGATACGCCAGAGCCTTTAGTTCGCGCTGACGCTCTACCGTCTCCGTGAAGTCCTTGTCGGGTCGGACGCTGCTGCCCATCCTGCCGGCACCTCGGGCCATGTACCACGCTTCCGCTGACTCAATGGAATCGATGGGCATCCCCTGCTGGATGAACTTGTTGATCGCCTGCTTGGTGACGCCGAAGCGTCCGGCGAGGTCGATAGGTCGTACTTTCTCGCTCATCGGAGTTTCTTCCTCCGCGCCACGGAAAGTTTCTTACACGCCGATTCGGACTTCATGTACATCGACGGCGGCAGGTTGAGGTTGCGCTGGATTGTCTTCACTCGGGCGGAGATTGCGGCGCGGGTCAGGCGGTGCTGGTTGGCCAGAGCCGTCATGGTCGGCTGGTCGGGCATCCCGAGGGCGAGCTTGATGCACGTCCCGTGCAGCCGGACTTCGGCGTGGGTCGACATATCGATCACGGCGATGACCTTGCGGAGGATATCCAGCACCATGTCCTGCGTGAAGAGTCGCTCGCTCATTTCCGTGTACGTCCTTTCGCGCATCTGCCATTGCACCGCTTGCAGTTGGTTGATGTCGTAGCCTTCGCTCCTCGTCTCGTCTTCGTGGTCCGACACGGGTTCACCTCCGAAGTAACGATGAGCGTGAGGCACCCCGGCGTCATCGGGGTTGCTAGGATTGAATCCAGACGCCGCCAACGCCGCCCGTTCCATTTTGGAGAGCCGTTTCCAGAACCTTTGGTATTCGTCATAGATTGGCATCTTCGCTCGGAGGACATAGCAAGTCCTCGATCTGGCTGGCCACCGACAACATGACCGCCGCCTCGGAGATGAGGAGCTGGGCCACCTCTTCGTCCCCTCGCTGGTCTTGGATGTGCGCGGCCCGGATGATGTTCAACCCGCCGATGCGACGCAGGTGCTGGGCGTCGGCGACCAGGCTTTCGCAGGCCGCACGGAGGTTGTCCTCGCTCATGTCGTTGTTTCGTACCACGCCGTCATGGTTACGCCCGACATCGGCCAAGTCAATCGGCTACCCGTGTCGTGGAAATATCAAACCGTTGTCATCCCGCGCCAGCATCCCGTGACGCATGGCCTTGCGAATCTTGTTCCAGGCGTCCTTCTTCGTCAGCGGCTCGTCGTAGCAGCGTCCCCACTCGGCGGCGAACAGGTCACGGATTTCGTGGGCGCGGTAACCCCGGTCGGACGGGATCAGGTTCAGCACCGCCTGGACGAGCTGAGCTGACTCCTCCGACTTGGCCGTCCTCGCCTCGTTCAGCCGGATGATGTGTTCGCGCATCCGCTCGGGCGAAAGACGCCATGCCCTCGCCCACGGCGACTCTGGACGGCGGGTGATCGGCTGGCGGGCACGGCGGCGGAAGGGGCGGAAGGGTTGGCTCATCGGCCAGACATTTAGCCTACGCCCTCAAAGGCGTAAAGGCTATAATGGCTTGGCCATTATTTACTTTGTTTAATCTCCCTGTAAAGGGAGATACAAAGTAAATGAATTGTCTATATGTCTTGCTACTGTGGTTGCTACTGTGGTTGCCTATACCAACATAGTAGCAAAACATATGGTTTTTAGCGGTTTACCCCCATGTTTTTAACGGGGTCGGGTGGGCTTCGCCCC